GCGACCGGCGCGATCAGCAGTGTATCTTTCGTAGCTTGGGCCTTGATCATTTTCAGTACCTCAAGTGCGGGGAACGAAACAGAAAAGAGGCGTGCCGGGCCGGAGAAAACCCGGCACGCCAACGGGAGGGGAAGGCTTACGAACCGGCAGAGATGATGCCGACGACCGGGCCGGCAGTAGTGGCCGAGCCGATGTCATGCACGTTGATGTCGATGCGCTCAGTGCCGCGAACGGCAATCTGATCGCGCTCGAACACGCTCTCGCCGCCGATGGTGGCTTCAGACGAAAAGGCAATCGTCGGCTGGCGACGGTCGCCGAACGACGCGGCCAGCGAGTGATCGCCAAGGGTGCATGCGATCTGGCTATTCACGTCGGCGCTAGGCATGACCTGACTGATGGCGACGGGGTAGCCAAGGAACAGCGGGATGCGGTTGCCTTCGCGGATTTCGACGGCAGTCACGCCGCCAGAGGCCAGTTCGAGGCGCTGCATCGTGCCGTAGTAGAACGACCGATGAGCAACCCACTTGGTATTCGCGGTATCGGCGTACTGCGGGATGCGACCCACGGCCGCATTGAAGTTCGCCAGCGTGAACTCAGAGAACAGGTTGCCAGCGGCGAGAATCAGACCGCCGCCATCGTCAACGCCGTTCATCGTGGCGAGCGCCGGGAGTACGCCGGTGATGCCGCCATAGGTCGCAGTGCCGTCGCCACGGAAGCCGGACTGATCTTCCTTGAGGGCGAACGCCTGGGCAATCTCCATCAGCAAATCGTCGCCGATGTTGATAGCCGCATCCTCGTTGAGTTCCGAGGTCATGCGCGACAGAACAGTGAGCTTCTTCGCAGTCAGCGTCACGCTGTCCCAGGCCTTCGTGCTCTCGCTTCCGGCCGCACTCTCAGCCGTGAACGAAGCCGTAAGACCGGACACGCGGCGGGGATCGTTCCGCACGTCGCTGGACATCTGGCGAATCTTGAAGAGTTGGCGAGCAACGCCGTACTTCTCAAGCAACTGGATCACGTCGCCGCCGAACTCTTCGGGCACCAGATAAGCACCGGCGCTGTTCGTGCCTTCGTTGCTGACCTTCAGGCTGATGCCGTGGTCATTGCAGAAGGACTTGGCGCTATCGCTGCCCATGCAGGCCATCGCCCACTTGGCAAAGCGATAGGCTCGCTCTTCGGCGGTGAAGCCATTGACTTCCTTCGCGGCAAACGCCTTGAGCGCACCGACCCGCCGGACGTTCTTCGGAATGGCGAACTTAGTCACAGGCTGGTCGAGCGGCTCGGTCTTGTGCCCGGCTGCCTTCAGGGCATCGTCAACGGCCGACTTCACGAGGACCTCGATCTGATCGGCATTGCCGCGACCGTCGGCGAGCGCCTTCTGAGTGTCGCCATCGAGAACGGCAATCTGGATTTCCACGGGAGTCTCAACGCCCTTCGCGTCCACTTCCACAACGGTCGCAGCGCGGAGGCTGTCGATCATGGCTCGACGGGCATCACCGACCATGCTCTTTGCGTGAGCGAGCATCAACTCAAATTCTGCTTTCAGGAGCTTCATAGCAATTCCTCGAATGAGGGGGATTGCGTCGCTGGCTGGGGGTCGCTTTATGCCTGCTGCGAACTGCTGCCCGGTGAGGGCTCGGCCCGTGTTCGCAGCGCTGGCTGCTTGGAGTGACTGCCTGACGCGGACAGGTTACGGCACTCGCCGCAACCAAAGCCCTGCGCAAACCCGTTAGGGTCCGCGAGGGTGAATGTGCTAGATGGTGTAGGTGATGCGCCCGCGAGCCTTGGCGACCTGCTTTGCTGCCGCCTTGGCGATAGTGTCGGCTATGTCGATAACGGCGGGGATCTCGTCTTGCACGACGTAGATAATCCGCTTAGGTATGACTGGAACGACGACGGGCTCGGGGTCAATCGCCTTGGTGGCTGGCTCCGTGGCGGGGGCGATAGGTTCGGGAGTGGCTTCGGGTTCGGCAGTGTAGCCGAGCACTTTGCTGGCGAAGTCCTTGGACAACCCCTTGCTTACCGCGAGCGCCACAGCGGCGGGATTCGATGGCAGCAGAACCGCCGAAATCTCCAAAAGCCGCCACTTAGACACAACCCGCCTGCACCCGTCGCCGTAGGTCTCTAGGTCCTTTTTTGTTGGCTGGCGAACCTCGATAGGAATAAAGCCCACAGAGAATGCGTTAAGCACCCGCTGCTGATAGAGGCTGAACACAGTATCAGGCACCCACTCCTGATCGGAAGGGTGGTTCTCTGGTCGCGTAGCAAATACCGCCTTTGCCAGCACGTCGCTGGCGTCTTTCTTGAGCCCGTCCACTCGCCCGATTGGCAGGTTGTAGTATGAATGTTGCAGGCAGAGAACCGGGTTCTTCTCGAACTCCGACGCATCACAGCCTTGAGGCAACAGGACTTCGCCGTCACGGTCGAGCACATTGGCACTCGCTTTGAACATGACGGCTCGCTCGCCATCTTCCACGGTGCAATCCGTTGCCATTCGCTTGATGATCGTTTCCATAGGTTTCCTTTATGCGACTCGGACTTGTTGTTCGTGCATGTACTCGTCGGCTGTCTTTACGCCCTTGCTCCGATTGCACCATCGGCACGCAATGCACAGGTTGTCGGCTGAATGCTTGCCGCCGCGCGATAGCGGTATGCGATGATCAACTTCCCGCTCACCGGGGAGTGCTGGATTGCCGCAATAGCAGCATGCCAACGGCGTGTCGCTGGCACACAGCACGTAGACGGCTTGGATGGCGGCGAGGTCGCCAGCAACCGTCGCCGCAATTCGCCTCACTCTGCGGCGAGTGGACGAAGCGTTTTTGCGCCCAGCATTCCGCTTTGACCATTCCTTGTCGTATGCGGCTATATTCTCTCGGTGCGTTCGGCTGTATTCCCGGCAGTACGCTTTAGCCTTTGGCGTCCGTTGCCTTGCCCTTATCTCGTCGGCGTGCGCAATTCGCCACGCCTTCTTGTGAGCCTTCACGCTCGGCTTTGCATGGTGTTGTCGCTGGTACTCACGGATGCGTTCCAAGTTCTCGGCCGCATACGCCTGCACTTGCGAGAGAATGGAGTCGCGGTTTTCGGCGTAGTGCTTCCGCCTATATGCTTCCATGTTTTGCCGAACGGACGGGCGAGCGAAGTACGCCTTACTGCATTCCTTGCAACGCGGATACAGGCCATCCGCCCGCTTGCGATCTTTACAGAACGCATCCAGCCCCTTCGCTTCATGGCAGGTGCAACACTGCTTAGTCATGGGGTCTTCTTTAGTTGCCAGTGTTCTGTTGTGCCGCAAGGTCGCCAGCGATTGCCGCTTGTGCGCCAGTCGCACCAGCAGGGGCATAGAGCTTGTCGCCGCCGTCCATTGGCGGGTAGTCGATTTCCGCGCGGCCTTCGTTCGGGGTGAGGATGCCGCCAGCCACATAGCCGACGAGCCGCTTTGCCATCGCTTCCTGATCCTCGAAGCTCACCATGTCATAGGCGACGAAGTAATCCTCGCTGCCTTCGAATCGCGGAATCCATCGCTCGTTAAGCTTTTCTTCATCGAGCTTGCAGTAGGGGCGGATCGTTGATCGGTACCAGCCGACGCGGGCGGTTACGCTGTTGGCTCGGTTCGGGTCATTGGACAGGAGCATGGCGACTGGCACGCCAGAGACGGCGCTGATTTCTTCAATAACCCGGCTCGGCGTTCCGACTTCCGGCACTGCCTCATTGAGTGACTTCAGGTCCACTTCAGCGCCGATAGCAAGGAACCGGCCGGCATTCTTGGGGCCTCGCATCGTCTCGGTGATCTTGCGCTCGAGCGTGTCTACCGCCTCTTGCCGTGCGCCATTCTTCACACTGACAATGAAGTCCGGCCTCGCCATGTTGTCGAACTTGGACAGGTCCATTGTCCGCTTGGAATCATGCAGGCCAATCGCCGTCCATGCCGCCTCAAACCAGCCCATGCCGTAGTACATATCGCGCGGGTTCGGGAGCTTGAAGTGATCGACGCTATCAGCCGCGAACTCCTTCTCGCCGTCTTGACTCGCGCCGTATGTGTAGCCGCGCACGAACGTCTGCGGATCTGGGATAACCTTCGTCCATTGTGGCGGCATGCGCCAGACCTGTTCGGGAACGCCGGCCGCGCCGTAGACCGGCAAGAGGTACGCATTGCCGGTAATCTGAAGATCGAACATCCGCAGCAACGTCAGTTCGTATCCGTTCTGAAAACCGTTGACCTTCCGCAGAACCTCAAGGGCCGGGTGTGGTTCAATCACTTCTGCGATACTGCCGCCGAACTCCACTGCTTTGCGATTGGCCGGCGAACCTTCCATCGTTCCATGCAAGCGGTCAATCTCGGATCGCTTTAAGGTTCGCGTCGTGAACAACTTGCGAGAGGTACTGCTGTTACGGACGTACAGGCGCAGGGGCACATTCGCCACGGCAGTCGCGTTCATCATCGCGGCGGCATACGCCCAATGACGGAACTGCTTTAGTGCCGCCTCGTAGTTGAACGGGCGAGGCTTCGCGCCTTTGCCGATGCCCATAAGTTCCCGGCTGGACGCCTGGAAATACGAGGTCGGGTTGGCGAATGCTTTAATGCGGTCGAGTAGGCTCATGCTTGGATTGCCTTGAAGTAGATTTCGCCGCTGTCGTCGGGCTTCTCAATCAGCGCTCGGGCCATGCCAGTGAACAACGCAACCGCGCCGTCAATCTTCCCGGTTGATTTCGCTTTGCTCGGCTGAATGTTCCCGTTCTCGTCACGCTTGGCAGTTACGTTGCCCATCATCCATGCGAGGACGGGATTGCCGCCGTGACTGATTCGTTTGCCGGCCGTCATCGCTTCAACTTCCTTCATCGGGTCGGACAGTGTTTTGTTGCCTTGCCGCACTACCACCATTCGCTCGCCGAATCCGTCAACCTCGCGGAGTTCCTGCGAGAGCTTCAATGCGTTCCATTCGTCGTATCCCATCTCGCGGATTGGATAGTCAGCATCAATCGCCTTCAGCTTGTTCCTGATGGCCTCTTGGTCTACTTCGTTGCCTTCGGTCGTGGCAATGAACCCCTGGCGAGCCCATACAGAATACGGAACGCGGTCGGTATCTTCTTTCGCTCGCAGTGTTTCTGATGGCATCCAGAACCACGGAAGGATTGCCCACGGTTCGCCTTCGACCTCAGGCGGGAATATCTGGACCACGGCGGTCAAGTCAATCTTCGCTGACAGGTCGGTACCGACGAAGCAACCGCGACCCTTGAGTTCCACTAGCATGCGCGCCCGCCACTCGACCGGAGACTCGCCAGTTCGCAAGCCCGCGCATGCGTTCCATGCGTCGGCTGGCATCCATGATTCATCAGCGTCAGTCACGATGTTGAGATGCAGCCGCAGGAAGTTGTTCAGTTCCGAAGGCATCTCTTGAGCCTTCAAGCATTCGCGCGTCAGGAACTCTTCCGTAACCGTGATGCCCATGTTTGGGTTGGCTTTCCGCCAGGTCTCCGGGAGCTTCCAGTCACAATCCTTCGTCGCTTCGTACACTACCGGGAGGAAAGCCGGGTCATAGCCGGGCTGTGCCGGGTCGCCCTTGTTGTCCCTGACCTGCCTCGCCCTTTTCGCCATCGTGTTACACAGCGATGGCCGGTTGTAGTCTGCCGTCGTCGTGTAGATCACCAGCGGTTGCGCCCGTGACGCGGTAGACTTCTGAAGCACCTCGGCGAGTTCCGGTGATGCGTGCCGGTGCAGTTCGTCAATGGCCGCGAAGTGCGGGTTGACGCCATCGCCTGTATCCGCGTCAGCACAAAGGCACTTGTAAGCGGCCATCTGTTCCTCGAACACGATGGCCCGCTGCTGCGATCCGCCCTTAGCGCCGTACACGGTGAGGCGGCTGGATAGTTCCGTCTCTTGACGCACCATGCCGATTGCATGGCTGAACAGAAGCGCCGCCTGCTCTTTGCAACTCGCGGCCGAATACAGCTCCGCGCCAAACTCGTTGTCGCAACAGAGCACGTAGAGCATGATTGCCGCTAAGAGTGCCGTCTTCCCGTTCTTCTTCGCAACGTATATCAGGCACTCACGGTAACGCCGCGTCCCATCCTTGCGCTTCCATCCGAACAGGTTGGCGACAATGGCCTTTTGCCACAACTCAAGGATGAATGGCGTACCAGCCGCACGAGCCGCCGATCCCTTGGCGAGCTTACAGCATTCCTCGATAAACTGGATCGCGTGTTGTGCGGCCGCCTCATCGAACCAGCAATCGCCAGCCTGCGCGTAGGGGTCATAACCGGGAAGGATGCCAAGCACCTCAACCAGTGGCGAGACGCGGACCCGCAAAGAACCTCGATTTTGCTTGTTCCGTTTCATCTGGCTTCCCGGCCGTCGTTACGATGCGAGTCCTGCTTGATGGCGTCATTCCGAATTGGGCTTCCAATGCCGACAACAGGCTGCTCAAGTTTGCGTAGATCGACACTTGTGGGAACGGCTGCATATACCGCAGATTGCCTTGCTCGTCCTTGAGCGGGTAGGCATCGCCGTACTTCTGAAGGAATGCCGCCGCCTTGCGCCATCGGACATAGGCGTCGCAGTATCGCCCGAGCGCGAAGCCGTCCACCTTCGTCAGCACGTCCATTTGGCTGAGTAGTTCACAGGCGTTCTTCCACAACTCGCGGCCTTCCGCGTCCAGCCACTTCGGGCAATCCGGCATCGCCTTTGCGGGCTTTGGCTCGTTCTTGTTCGCGTCGGCGCGCCACGAGCCACGGGCTTTCAGTATCGCGGTCGGTGTCGGCTTTGGTCCTCGTGCTCCCATATCACGCCTGCAATTCTGCGGTTTTCCCTGTCAGCTTTTCCCACCGGGCGAGGATGATGTCGCAATACTTGGGCGAGATTTCGATTCCGTAGCAGCGGCGATGCAGTTGCTCGGCGGCGATCAGCGTTGTTCCTGAGCCGAGGAAGGGGTCGTAAACTGCATCCGTGCTGACGGTGAAGCAATCCATCGCCATCGCCGCCAGCCCCACGGGCTTCTGCGTCGCGTGCTGATAACTCCCCGCCGCGTCCTTCCCGACAGACCACACGCTGCCGATCCGCTTGCCTTGGATTTTCCCGCCTCGCCCATATGCGAGAATCAGTTCGTGATCTGTGGCGAGCGTTCCTTCGAGGTCGCCCATCCCGCCGCCGCCCTTGTCCCACACAATCAGGTTCGTCAACTCCCCGAGAGGCTCGCAAACTTCCATCCATTGCCCGAGCACTTTCCAACTCGTACACACGAGCGCCCAGCCATCAGATGCCAGTCCCAGAAGCGGAATGAAGCCGTCGAGTATCGTGTCGTCGTTGATCAGCACGTCGAACTTGGCCGACTTCGTTCGCTGGTTACTCTGATACGAATAGCCGTAAGGAGGATCAGCGAACACGAGCGCCGCCTTCTCTCCGTTCATCAGCCGACCAACATCAGCCGCCTTTGTGCTATCCCCGCAAAGCAGCCGCTGCTCGCCAAGTTGCCACAAGTCGCCGGGCTTGCACCGTGGAGCTACCGTCGCCGCGTCGGGGACTTCGTCCTCGGTCACTTCCACGGACGCAGCAGCGGCCTGCTCAGCGTCCTTTATCGAGTCGGCGAGCCCATCAATCATATCCTTGAACGCATCGCCCAAATCCACTTCGTCAATGAGCGTGTTCAACTGGACGGTATCAATCGACGCCATGCCCGCGATAGGGTCCAGCGTCAGCAAGATCTTCTTCTCGGCCTCAATCGTCCACGAGCCAATCACCACGGGTACCGCCAGATCGCCTGCCGCAATCGCCGCTGCCTTGCGAGCGTGGCCGTCGATCAGATGCCCGGTCGTTTCGTTGAACAGCAGGACGCCAGCCCAGCCCACGGACTCGTCCGCGAGCACGTCGGCCAATGCCGCCATCTGCGATTCGGGATGCCTGCGCCAGTTGGCCGGGTTGTCGCCCAACGTGGCCGGGTTGACCCATTCCATGCGGAGATTTTGCTTCGGTTTCTGTGCCATACGGTTGCCTAAATACCCCTACCCCTCAAAACTCGTGAAAAAACCGAGAAAGC